ATGGCCAAAAAAAATATGGACGACGTCACGTTTTCCTACGGCGGGAAAAAAATCAAGATCAGCAAAAGCAAAACCGAAGCGGCGGTGCAGTACACCAAGGCACGCGACGCTGAGCCTGCCCGCCGGGGTACGCTTGCCCCGCCAACGGTGGTGGAAGGCTTCGAGTTAGTGTCCGACAAAGACGATATCGGCGGTACGCTCGACTCTCTTCGTGCGCAACCGGATGTGGCCGTCGGCACCCACGTCTGGAACGTGGACGGTCAGGGTGACGTGCCGCTGATCCCGACCGGCAACCTGTACATCGAGTTTGTGCCGGAAGCCGACGACCAGCAAATGCTCGCGCTGCTTGATTCTCTGGGCCTAAGCATCAAGGAAGTGGTAGGCCCCGGCGCCTTTCGGGTAAGCGTGACCCCGGCTTCGCCCAATCCGGTCAAGTGTGCCGTGACGCTTCAGGCCAATAAACTCATTGCCGTGGCCGAACCGGAGTTTGCCGCCACGCCCACCGCGTGGGCATTTACGGCGCCAACCGGCAGGTTTGTGGCGTCGCAGTGGCATCTGGAAAATACCGGGCAGCCGATTCCCGCTGTGGATGTGCCCAACGCCATGTACGCGTCTTCCTATTTCCGGCGCGGCGCCGACGCCAAAGTGCAGGAAGCCTGGCGGTATCTTGGCAGCCTCGGTAGCAGCAGCCTGAAAATCGCCATCATTGACACGGGTTTTGCCGCCGAGCACCCGCAGTTGCGTGGCGACGGTACCAAAATCCGTAATCCGTTCAATGCCGCCGCCCGCAGCACCGACGTATCGCCGTTTGTGCGCATGAGCAACGGTTCCTTCGGCGTCATCAGCCACGGTACCTCCTGCGCAGCGGTAGCCGCCGGCGCCTGGGATGCGCAGGGGATTTTCGGCGCGGCGCCCAATGCCCGGCTCATCCTCATCAAACTGGATGTGCTGACCGACGAGGCCATCAAAAGCGCCTTCGAGCACGCTATGCTCAACGGCGCCGACGTCATTTCCTGTAGCCTTGGCTACCCAAGCCCGGTACCGCTTTCCACATACGTGTCCAACTACATAGCCCGGGTAGCCCGCGAGGGACGCGGCGGACGCGGCATTCCCATGTTTTTTGCCGCCGGCAACGCCAACCCGGCCTCCAACTATCAGCCGCGGCAGGTGAGCGACTTTGCTGCCCACCCCGACGGTATTTGCGTGACCGCCTCGAACAGCCTCGATGCACGCTCCAGTTATTCGTTTTACGGACCAACGGCTTTCCTGTGCGCGCCCACCAACGGCGACAGTGGCGTAGGCATCACTACGGCCACCTGCGATCTCGGCAAGGACGGGCGTTCGGTTGTGTTGGGTTACACCAGCGGCTTCGGCGGCACGTCCAGTTCGGCGCCCCTGGCGGCAGGCGTCTGCGCCCTCATGCTCACAGCCAACCCCAATCTCAGCGTTGGAGAAATCAAGAATATTCTGCGCCAAAGCACCGATAAAATCGGGCCTTCCGGCACTTACAACCAGGCAGGGCACTCCATTTATTACGGATACGGGCGCATCAACGCCCTTCGTGCGGTGCAAATGGCCGCCGCTGCCCGAGATACCTCGTCGTCCGGCGGCACCTCCAGTCCGCCGGCTACAACGCCCACCGTGCCAACTACCACACCCACGACGCCTGCCGCCGGTACTGCACGCGGAAAAGTAGTGTCCCAGTTTTTGAACGTGCGTTCCGGCCCGTCCACCGCATACGCTGCCGTGCGACGGCTCAATCAGGGAGATGTGGTGAACCTGTTTGAAAAAAGTGCAGGCTTCTGGCGCATCGGAACGAAGGAGTACGTCAGCGCCGACTATATTCAGGTGCTCTCCAGCGTAGCTACGGCGCCCGCCGCTTCGCGAAAAGGAAAAGTGAACAACTCGTTTTTGAATGTACGCTCCGGCCCGTCTACCGCCTACCCGCAAGTGGCTCGGCTGAACAAAGGCGATCTGGTCAGTATTTTTGAAACAAGTCGCGAGGGCTGGCATCGGATAGGCGCCAACCAGTGGGTGCTGGGGAGTTATATTCAGATTGTTTGAGAAAACAAATCCACCATGAGCGCAACAGCAACCAAGTTTCCCCTGACGCACCAGGAACTTCTGGAAATCGGCGGCGGCGAAATCGTGCGCTTCCCGGCGTCTTTTGACGACTATTGGGAACTGCTCGGGGAGGCACAGTACAAGGCTGATTATTCCGATTCAGAAATTATAGCCACGAGTTACGAAACCAATCCACACAGCAAGATCGTATCGAGATTGCTGGCACTCTTCGACCACATCTTTCAGACTGATGCTTTTTCCGTACACGACTCTAATCGCCCAGTGTACATCCCCGATTTCCGGGCCGTGCATAATCCCGATTGTTCTGTGGTACTGGAACCGGCCCGGCTGTTTGAATACCAGCCCGGCATGAACGCCGAAACCACTCCGCTCGTGGTGGTGGAGGTTTTGTCCAAAACAACCCGCGACTACGACTACGCCGAAAAACTGCCGCACTACAAACAAATTCACACACTCCGCCAGATCATTTATCTGGAAAGTTTAATCCACAAAACCAAAAATGCACATCCAAGTGCCATTTTGTGGTGCCATTCCACCCACAAAAGTGCCACATTAAAGTGGTAAAAAACCGTGCATTTTTGGTTTTTAAATCACGTACCCGATGTTGAGGGAAACGAGGTCGTAGGTGTTGCCATCCACAGCGATGGCGTACACGTTCCCGTCTGGAAAAACCTCCACCATAATGGAGCCGTAAACGCCCGTCCCTACCGCCGCACAAATGGCCTTAAACCGCCGCACCGGGCGATAGCCGGCGGGTAGTTCAGCGACCAAGGTAAATGACGACAGCGAGAGCGTTCCCGGCACCAACCCACCGTAAAATTCACAACGATTGAGCAACCGCTGCAACACCGGAACATTACCCGACTCTGCGGCCCAACTATTCGAGTAAGTGATGGCATTGCTGCTTGAAACCTGGCCGACCAGCGCAGCCTGAATAGCCCTCGGGAATCGCACCAGGTCTGCGCTGTTCAAATCCAACGGGCCACCGACAACGGAGTTGGTCGGGTTGAACTTGGCCCGACGAACCTGATACGTGTCATGGGTCGAGGCGTCAGCGAATACTTTTTCGCCGACGGGGTCGAAATAGTTGTCGGCGGCAAAATTCCCGCCCTGCGCCAGCGTGCTGGCGAACGTACGGCCTGGGAAATAACAGACCTCGTAATCAATCAAGACGTAGCCAGCCGACACTGTGACGTCATCGCCGAGGAGGGTCAATTCACACCCACCAAGCACCATATTGCCCCCAAAGGCAAAAAACACGCCTTTGAAGGCTTCACGGGTGGCCGCGTCCAAAAACGCGAAGTCATCACCGAACAACGGCATCCCACCGTTTGCTACTGCCAATTTATTCATGGTCAGAATGTTTGAAACGAATAGCGCTTGCCCGCTATCCGGTATTGGTTGATGAGTGCCGACATCTGAACCTGCACCGCCGGCGAAAAAACACCCACCGGCACATGCACCACGAAGTCGTCGGTACCTGTAAAAATTTCCGAGGTATTGTACACTGTCGGATTGCTGGGGCTTGCGTCCGACACATTGTACAAGTATAGCGGCGGCTGTTGCTCCACCTTGTTGTGGACGTAGGTGGTAATAATGACCACGCCACTCGGGTCGTCTATGTAGATGCGCCGAAGCGACGCATCAAACTGGTCATTCAGCACATGCTCCAAATAGACCACTTGGCCATTGAAGGCCAGAAAGTACCGAACCCCGCCGGCCCATGCCACAAACACCGCGTTGAGGCTCTGGAGTGGCGCCAACAACGAGGCAACCCACTCGACGGCCCGGATACCGCGAAGGCGGAACGGAATGAGGTATTTGAACACCTCCTTGAAGTTCAGACCCAGGTTCATGCGATGACAAAGGTTAAGGTATCGTCCAGGGTGTTGCCTCCTGCCGTGTCAATGTTGTAGTACCCATACACCGGCACATGCAGCCGGTTAATCGGAGTGTACGGATCGGTCGGCACCGTCTTGGTCTGCACGCTGGCCAGCACGAAGTCAACGACTCCGTCAACCGCCTGCACTTCGTCGGTAAGGCGCGACAGGAGCAACTCGCCGTTAAACGGCAGCGCCCCGATGTACGACTCTATGGCTGCTTTCACGTTGGCCGTGATCGTAGCCAGCGGCACCACGCCATCGTAGTAAATCGTTGCCTGTATGCGGATGATGTCGCCGTTGCCGGACGTGAGCGAAAACCGTGTCCCGGCAAACCGGATTTTCTTGATGTACTGCGCCAGCGCCGTCACCTCCGGGGCGCTCAAGCCCACCGGCACGCCGCTGCTCAAGCCGGCCACCTTGAACGCCACCACACCATCCGGCCCCTCGATCACGGCGCACCGCTTCACGATCTGCGACGGCTCGTCCAGCGCCGCGTAGCCATATTTTCCCGTGTCCGGGTCGTACACCAGCGTGTCGCCATGTTGGTAGGCAAACACCTGTTGGCGATACCAAAGCGCCGTGCCGGCGATGGCCGCGTCGGCCTTGGCCTGCACTTCGGCGCGGAACAAGTCCCAAAGCACCTCGTGGGTAAAAATCGCCACGGCGGTGATATAGGCCCACAGCCTCCAAATCGCCACCTTACTCGTGCTCGTCAGTGCCGACAGCAACAACTGTTCGGTATCCGCCGACGGGGCCAGCGCCGAGATAGCCGATTGGCTGTCCTTGTAGGCGACAATTTCGCCGTAAATCGTTCCGATAGTTCTGGCCATATTAAGTCATTGTGCCAACAGCCGTTCCGGTTACCGGCCCGCCTGGGCTGGTTCCGGTCACTACGGAATTGACGGTTCCGGTTTGGATAAAGAGATTAATGGCCTCTGCAAGATCAGCGGCAAACTCCGCCCGGCTTGCTGCCGGGTCGTCGCCGGCGTTTTGCTTACCGGCTTGCTTCTCAAACGCTGCCAGAATGGCAGCCTCCAGGACTGATTTAACGAGTGCCATGTTAGTAGAGCATTGTTTTTAGTTTGCTTTTCACTTGGTCAAATGCGGCCTTGTGCTGATTCAGAGCGCTCACCACCTGCGGCATCACCGCGATGGTCGGCCCCATGTTCGTGCTCAACTGAAACTGGAGCAAGGTGTCAATCAACTTGCCCAGCGTGTCCAACAGCGCCTCAACCTGCTCGGTATAGGCCGCCTGGTCGCTGGCCAACTTCAGGCCATCTGCGGTAAACTCCAGCGTCTGTTTCTCCACTGTCCACAACACCTTGGTTACCGTCGTCCGTTCAGCCACGTAGCCGTCGTTTTCGGCCAAAAAAGTAACCACCACCCAACTATCCACCGCCGGCACCAACACCACCCCGTCGGCGGCGCCATGTACGGCCTGCAAGCGCACATCGTACAGCATCGCGTCGCCGTTCAGTGGCGCCACCGAGCACACCCGCGCCGACTCGTTCACCTCCGTTACCCGGCCTACAACCGAGTACACCTGCTCGTTACTCCGAGCCGCTAATTCTTGTATCGCCTCTTTTATCATGCCTTCGATTCAAGTTCAACCTCCTGACGATAACCACCGGTTCCGAAGGTCGTTTTTACCGACTTAACTAAGTAGCGCCCGGCGCGATCCGGGTACACCGGATCGGACAAATCCACCACGTCGCCGTGCCGAATATCCGGGCTGCCAAACGTCGTAAACGAACCCCTGTACCCCGTGTAGATCAATCGCTCCGCTTCGGCTTCAAGGCGCGTCTTGGCATCGGCGGCACTGATGTTGTAATAGTGAAATGTGCGCTGCTCTCCGTCGCGCTCGCCGATCACCACTTCCTCTTTGGTGTTGTCGCCTTTCATTATGACTGCCTTCAGCGACAGCCGCACCGTGTCCTTTTGCCTAAACTCCAGGTTGTGGCTGATGACATTGCGATCAAACCGGATCAAGCGGCTGCGCTGCAACGCAGCGACGTAAGCCAGCCCGACGTACAGCGTACCTTCCCGGAAAAACGAGCGCACGAAATACCGCTCCCGGATGAAGTCCAGAACCTTGGCGGGCGTAGCCTTGCTCACCCGCAACTGGCCGAGCGGCTGATCCGCCACGACTTGGTACGGCACCGATGTGTTTTCTCCGATCATGTCGGAGATCAGTTGCCCCAGCGTGACGTTGCGATACGAGGCGGTAAACTCGCCGGTTTTCAGCAAGTACATCGCATCCTCGCACTCCACGCGCACCGGGATTTCTCCGCTGATGTCGCGCACGTAACCACGGAACACCTCCGTGTTCTGATCGTCGTAGCCCAGCCGCACCGTCACCGGCATCTTGCGCTCCAGAAGCGGATCGGCGCCAGTAGCCAGGGCGCGGCCCTTCCACGCCACCCGGCGCGGAAACACCAGCGTACAGGTGTCCGTCAGGTTGTCCCAACTGGACTCTACCTGTGCCTCCGTTACGCCCCTGAAGGCAAACGGCCCGATCTCGATGTCACTGGTCAGGCGAAGCATTTTCTTCAATGAGTTCCTCCGGGTTGTCGCTGATGCACGACAACTCGAACGTCTGTACATTTTGGTAGCCCTCCGATTGTGCGAAGTTGTACGAGGTCACCACCAGGTTATAGATGTCAAAAAACCGCAGGTAGTCGGCCACTACGGCGATGGCTTCCGACCGACGCAGTACCTCGTGCAGATCGCGTACCTGGTCGAGCGGGTAGGCATTTACGCCATGCTCAACGAGTATGCCGCGCACGCGCACCTCGTAGTCCCCGTCGCTCACGTACTCCTTCACCGTGCCGGGTCGGCCCTGCACCGTAGTGGTCACGATGTTTTTGCGCATCGCTATGTCAATGAGCACCGTCTCCAGCACCAGGTCGGGCTTCCCCTCGCGCTTGATGGCAATGTCGGAAAACACCGGAGTGCCAAGCCAGGATGTTCGGGCCTTTTCCCCGGCGATGTTCAACCCCGATCTGGAGTCAAAAATCGCTGGGTAGTTTTTGTCCACTCCGGCAGGATCATCCTTGCCGAACTGGAAGTTGTACACCACAGGCTTTACACCTTGCAGGCCCAACGCGCCGAGCACCAAGCGAAAGTTAGGCATCCTTGTCTTTTTTGATCTTGGGCATCGTCAACTTGGGTATGTACTGGGAGATACTCCCCCAGATGTCCATACCGGTCACCGTGCCGATATTTTCAAGGTTCGATTTAAACTCTGTCAGAGAGATCAGCCCGGCCACCAGCCAGACCAGGTCAAATTTTACGCCCATCGGCGCAAAGAACACCTGGTGCATTCCGTGGCTTAGGAGAATTGCGACAAAGTACAAGGCTATTTTCTCCGTCGTTCGGCTAAAGCCATGCGACCGGATTGGCTCTTTCCGGTGTCGCGCCGCACGCACGCCAGTGTACAGGTCAAGCACCACAAGCACCACTGTAAAGCCCAGAAAGTGCGCCACGGGAACGATCTGCGCCCAGAGCCACACCCAAGCGGCATACACCAGCCCTTTTATCAATGTTAAAGTAGTCATTACGAAGCGTAGTTTGCTTGATTAACGGCGGCCATAATAGCACGCTCGACCTCACGGCGAACCGTGTCCACAGCCTGTGTTACGTCTTTCACGTCCATGAACGTGAGCGACTCAATTTGCTTTCCGATATTTATGGTAATGTTCTTTATCCCCTCCCGACTACCCGACACGCTCGCATCAAGCGAGTCCTTGACCCCCATGTCCTTGGCGCCGCCCATGCCCGGCCCGCCGGGCGCGATGCCCAGTTTGGCAAGCAGTCCTTGCTGCTGCCGTTCATAGGTGGCCCGGCCAGTTTCGTCTTCTGCCCGGTTGGCGGCTTCATCTAACGGCTTGTTCGGCGCAGAGGCTGTCGCACTGCTCATTCCGAGAGCATCCCACAACGACGCGAACATGTCCATTACCGGTTTGAGGAAATTATCCCAAATCCAGTTCAGCAGGTCAAGAAAACCCTGCTTTAACCAATCCCAAAAGCCGCCCAAAGCCTTCTTTAAGCCGGGGAGGTATTCGCTGATTACCTTGCCTATCCACCCGAACGGGTGCAAAACCCACGCATACTTGGCCATGCCGCCCACCCACTTGACTACCGACCAGATTGAGGAGCCGATCCACCAGACGAACTTGACCATGAAAATAGCAGCACCCATAATGGCACGCACCCAAAGGCCAATGAAGTCCACCACCCGCATGATCGTGCTTTGGTTCCGCTCAAAGAACCCGGCCAGTACATTGGCCAGCCAGGTAAGCCCCTGCGCCAGCCATACGATGGCCGGGCGTAGCACTTGCCAAAGCATAGACCAGGTCTTGACCAGGATGGGCAACACCGCCCGGATCAGGCGAGCCAAACCGCTCAACAGCGGCTGTATTTCCGGCCAAAGCCCGGACACCGCCCCGGCCACGCCGGAAAACACACTCTTGAAGACCGGCGCCAACCCGACGGCCAGCCCGTATAGTTCATTGAACATCCCGCCAATAGCGGGCATCAGCGACTCTACCAGTGGCGACACCGTGGCGATCACGCCGTTAAACATGCCCTCGATGCGCGGGCCGTTGGCCGCCACCCAGTCGCCTATCCGCGTGAGTACGCCGACAAAGCGCTCCATGATCGGCAGCACCATCGGCGTGATGATCGTGGAAAATGAGTTGCGAATCCGATCCAACTGTCCGCCTATCGTGTTGGCCCGGATGTTCAGCAAGAAGTCAACCCCTTGGCCTTTATGTCCCCCGCCAAAACTGTTATCCAGTTGAGACTGTAGACTGTCGAACATTACCTGCTGGATTGAACGTCCGTCCCGTTGGGCGATCTTCTCCGCCTCTTTCTGCGTCGGAACGCGAAATCCAAATCGCTCTCGGAGACTTACCGTGTCTCCGCTCTCGATCTCCTTTAGCGCAAACAACGCCCCCTCGAACCCTTCTGACGGCTTGATGGCTGCCAGCGCAGCGGCGGTCTTCGTCAGTATCCCCGCCTGTTGAACGTTACCGCGAGTTACAGTGAGCATCTGGCTCATGCCCTCGTAGGCATTCAGATACGAGATGCCCGTCTTGTTGCTCAACGCAGTTGCCGTGCGCTGGGCCTCGTTCACGCTCTCCTGGCTGCGCGTGATGCCGGCCACCAGGGCGTCGGCGGTGTACAGTCGGTCGTTCAGGTCGGTGGCCGACTTCACGGCGGCGCCCACCCCGACCAGCGCCAGCACCCCAGTCAACTGCCGCACCAGGCCGATGCTGCGCGTGATGCCGGACTGAAACCCACGCATGCCGGCGCCGGAAAACGCCCGATCCTTCGAGCGTGCCACCTGGTCGAGGCCGCTATCCAGCCGCATGGCCTCCTGGTAGCCGTCCGACAACCCGGCAGCAAACTGCCGGGCATGAAAGCGCATGCCGCCGAACGCGCTGTTGATGCGGCGCGATGCGGCGGTCACGTTTTCGATGACACTGAATCGGAATGCGTAGTTAGCCATTGTTCAAAAAAAACGCCCGCTCCCGCTTGGGGCGGAAAGCGGGCGGCCCGTCATGCAAAGGTTTTTATCTTCAGGCGGCCTCGGCTACCGGCTTGCGGTAGTTGATGAGCGCCCGGATGCTTTCGGCAAACTTCCAGCCCGACTCCAGGGTATCCTCGATCAGCACCTCCAGTTCGTCGTCGGGCAGATCAAACCGGCGCTTGACAAAGGCCAGTATCTCGGCGCGTTCGGAATCGTCCAGGTCGGCCAGTTCCTTGGGGACTTCCTGAAGGCCGCCGATTGCCGCCGGCATTTTCCAGAGCGGCCCGAAAAACTTGGGCGCGTCTTTGATGGTGATCTTCCCGTCGTCGGCAATGGAAGCCTGCACGGCGTCGGCGGTATCGAACGCGAAGTCCAGAAACTCGATGGTTTCTTTCGTAGTATTACTCATGGTATGCGTGGTGAGTGGTTAAAGAGACTTTTTCAATCCTCCAAAAAGCATGTCCGCTATCAGGCGGAGCACAAACTGTGAGTCGGCCAGGCGCTGCGCCCACTGCTCGTCGGTCAGCCTGTCGGGGTCAACCCGGTGCAACACGCGGATGAGCGCATTGCCCTGCTCGATCTCGTCCAGGTCGCCGATGGTGCAGCGCCTTACAAGTTTTTTATCGTGGCTGCCCGCGCCTGGTTGACCTTTTCAAATTCGGCCATCACGGCGCCGAACACGGCCATGTCGTCGAGCAGATTCTCGTCGCCCCATACGAGGCAGTTTCGGATCATCATGTCGCCGGCGGCGAAGGGGTCGCTGTGCCCGATTTTGGCAGCCGCGCCCATGATCTTGCGGTCAGGCGATTTCAGTACAAAAAATAGCGGGGCGTCGCCCTCACGCTCACCGGCCACCTCCACCAGGTGGATTTTGCCGTGCTGGCGCTTCAGTTTTACCACCACATCCTCCGACAATCCGGCGGCTTCTTGTGGGGTATCGTAAATCGGTTTTGTGGCGGCCCCCATGTCGTAGGGTTTGGTTGTGCCAGGGCCGTCTGTGACCGTGTTTTGTCTTTGCATTTTAATGACGTTTAAATTGTGATAAAATAGCGCTCGACTACTTCCACGAAACGTGGCTCACCTGGAGTTCCAGTTCCACATTGATGGTCAGGTCGCCGCTCTTGAGTTCGCGTTTGTTGCCTTTGAATCGGCAGTTGTGCAGCGTGTGCGTCACGATCTTGCCGCCCAGCGGCAGGTACGACACCACGATGTCAAATTCCGGGATGCGGTTGATGCGGCCATCGGGCGCGGCGGTCTGCAAGGCTTCCACTTCGGCCATCTCCAGCGTGATGCTGCCCTTGGCCTCGATGTTGCCATAGCCCCGGCTCACCGGGAATTCCCCGGCGCCCTTGTTGTCCTGCATTTCCTGGGCATCTTCGTACTTGATGTCCGTGATGCCCGCCACCGGCAGGTTGAATAACCGCAACTCTACCTGACTCCAGGCGTATGCGGTTCCGTTGATGAGTGGTTGCATGGTGATGTTTTTGGTAAACTTCTGCTAAATCAGTACACGGATTTTCCGTTCATCCGGGATACGTACACGCGCCGATCTGCCGTACCGGCGCTCTTGACCAGTACCGTCCGGCCCATAACTTCGGTGCCGGACGCCGGCAGATTCGCACTCACCCGGCCAACGGCTTGTCCGTCTATGTAAAATCGCGCTTCTCCGCCGTCCTTCGATACCGCCACGGACAAGGTATAAACCTGATTGGCAGCGACAGTTACCCCCAGATCAGCCGTGGATTCGGCTGAACCATCCTTGGAGTATCCAAGGAATTTACCGGAATTAGTGCCGTGCGTATATCGGATACCAACAGTGTTGTTTTGCGACACACCCTCCCCAGCGGTCGTGGAAAATTGCACTTCGAGGGTATAGGTATCGGTTGCATCGCTCAAATTCCCAAGCACAACATAACTGGTATAGATCATGTGTGAGTAGCCCAGACTTCCTATGTAAGCGGTTGTTCGCGGGATAGACTGTACGCCGCCGGCAGTTGAGGAAGAGTTGGTGGCAATCGCAAAACTCGAAGGCAGCCCATTGCTGCCAGTTGTCGAAGAAAACGACGACCCTGACCCGATATTAGCAGACGTAACAATGTCAAGAGCGCCGGAGGTGGAAAACGAGGCGATATGATTCCACTCCAGCGCACCCGGAATATCTACCGGACGGCCAATAACTCTCCACCGAAGGGATGTGGAATCGTACACAATGTCGCAGGTCTGGTTTGGCGGCAGAAAAACATCTGTCTCGACCGAAATTCGATTCGCCGCAGTTCCCCCGGAATGCTCTCCCGGGAAATACAGGCTTTTGGTACCGACATTCAACAAGGTCTTTCTTGCCCCATTTCGTTGGCCGGTCGCAGAAAATGACGTGATTGCCCAGGTGTTGTCCGATGCAAGCCGGACAACATTTGCCGTTTCAAATCCGGTCGGGTTATAGTCGTTTTGATTCGCGGTGATCGTTGATGGCGAAATCACCGATGGGGCCGCTGCCCCTATCGTAATGTCGTTGGTATTATTCGTCACCGTCACACCGTTGCCGGCGGCAATGGTTCTGAACCGAAGATCAACCCCGGACTTTTCTTTGAACGGTTCTCCAGCCCCGGAGCCGACGTTACTTGCCGTGTTCGCTTCGCCGCTGCCACCACCACCCGCACTTTCCCAAGTCAGCATCCCTCCCGAATTCCAGGTGAGTTGTTGCCCGGCGCTGCCTGCGGCAGCGGGCAAAGTGTAGGTCACGTTCGCCGCTTGGTCTTGCGCTTTGAAGGCTGTGTAATGTAGTCCGGCACTATTTTTTTCAGCGATTCGCAGTTCGCCTGGCGTTGAACTTGACGCCCCCTCCAGCAAAACGGCGTCCCCCGCAAATTTTGCCAAGATTGTTCCTTGATTTTCCAGGGTCAATTGGGCATAGCCGCCGCTGTTTCCCCCTCGAAGTTCTGTGAAACCGTCTTCGGAGTTGAAAACAAAGCGATTATAGGTTCTACCCAAAAGAGCATAGTTGTCTTGCATATAAAGGCTGGTAGCGCCAGCCGTCAGCGTGTGTGTGGAAGCTGTATGTTCCACGCTCGACAATGGCCCCCATGAGGAGCCGTTCCAAACCATCGGATTTCCGGTAGCCGCGCTCTGCTGCGCAATATCCAGCGGTGAGCCGCCGGAACCGTCGCCCGTCAGTCGTGCCGTCGTACTCACGGTGCCACTGGCAGCAGGCAACACCTTCGTGTAGGTCAGGCCCGTCGAGCCAATCGTGATTGGCGCCGCCGTAGTCAGTTGCCACACCGTGTTTGCATTGACGGTGCCACTTCGCACCGGTATGTACTGCCCGGCATCGAACTCGCCACTACCAAGGTCAAGGTCGCCCACCCGACTCCAGGCGCCAGACGACGCCGAGTACGGGCCGTTTTCGCTGGCAGTAGTCTGCGCACGCACGAGCACGCGCATGTTATTGGTCGTGGTCATGCCGTCAATGGTCTGATTGCCGGATAACGTGATGTTGCCGGTGGTCGCCAGTTCGGCGTAATGCTTCCAGGGCAACGCCCCGATGTTCACATTGAAACCGGGATCACCCGACACACCGCTGGCATTGTTCCAGCCATACACCAGCCCGGAGTTACTGTTCACCGTAGAAAGCGACCTGGTCGCAAACGCATCGGTGCCGGTACGCACCAGTATGCCGCTCGTTGACAGCCCGGCCAGCGCGTTCAGGTCGCCATCGAGGGCCACCTCGGTACGGGTGCCGTTGGCATCGCTGGCCGTGATGCCCGCGCCGATGAACCGGATAGAGTCACGATTCGGCAGCGGTGTGCTTTCTTCGCTGATGATCTTGCTGGCGCCGATGTATGCCTTAAAATCGCTGGCTGGTGCATACCAGGACACGTTGCCGGCACGAAACCGGATTTCGCTGGCGTCGCCAATGCTTGGCGTCTGCGCCGACAGGACGGCAGAGTAGACAAGCAGACAAATGATAGAGATAATACGTTTCATTGCGTTCAGGATCAGTTAATGAAATACCAGGAGCCAGAGCCGCTAAACTTACACTTGCAGCGTGCGCCATTCCCCTGACTGTACAGGGTTTTGGTCGTAGCGCCGTCCGTGAACTGTTCGCTCCCGTTTGCGTCAATCGTGATGCCGTATACATCGGCGCCGACTTTCAGCACCTCGTACGTCCAACCGTCGCGCGTGCTGTTGCAAGCAGGGAGGTTTAAGGTTATTGCCGCCGACAAGGTGCCGATCTCAAAAAAGTTATGGGTTTGGTCTGCCGTAGTCGTGGCGGTAATCGCCGTCCAGTTCGTCGCGGTCACGCCCGAAGCGTAAAGGGCGGCAGCACTGGCGCTTGCCGTTCCGACAACACCGGCGCTGCCGGTGAGCAAACCGCTAAAAGTTTTTGCACCGGCCAGCGTCTGCGTTCCGGTCGAGACCATGCCTCGGTTACTCGCATCAGCATTGGGAATGTTCAACTCCAGATTCGTCCCGTTTAGCGTATAACCAACGGCAGCAGCGGCGGTCGTAATGGTCGGGTTCAGGTACACATTTGCCGATCCGTTACTGCCCAGCAAAGTGCCCGATCCACCAATCGCGGTAAGTCCTGTGCCGCCGTTCGCCACCGGCCACGTACCGGATACGTGCGACGGGGTGATCTTGCCGTAACTCGGCGCCGTACTCGTGCCGCCCGAGATCAAGGCGTTTCCCGTAGCCACGCCCGCTAACTTACTCAACGCGCTCGAACTCGATGCGTAGAGAATATCGCCGGTCGTGTACGAGGTCTGACCCGTGCCGCCGTTCGCGGCAACGAGCGAACCGCCAGACAATGTCAACGTGCCGCTTGTGGTGATTGGGCTACCGGATATTGTCAATCCGGTTGAACCACCCGACAGCGCAACGCTTGTAACCGTTCCGCTCCCGGCGGTGATGAAGGACGCGAGCGACCCCACGGTCGCGCTCCAGGAGTTATTACCCTCGTAGAATTTGATGATAGAATTGGTGGTGATACTCGGCACCTGCGCCGACAGGGCCATCGAGCAGGCGAGCAGACAAAAGATTGAGATAATGCGTTTCATGTGCGGTGTTCAATAGATGAATAACCATTTCCCTGTGCCGGAATAATACCAGCATGTGCATGAAAACCCGACGCCTCGGGAATAAAGCGTCTTGGTCTGGGCGCCGTCCACGAAGGTTTCCAACCCCGCCGGCTCTATGTGTACGGGGTAACTGTCCCCGCCTTGCTTTGCTATTTCAAATTTCACCTGGTCGTTGGCCGCGTTGCAGGGCGGCAGGTTGAGCGTGATGCTCGCCGTCAGGCTGTCAATAAAGACCTGGTTGTGCTGCACGCCAACTGTCTGACTACTCGTCACCACGAGGTACTGGTTCGGGGCCGTCGGCGTCCAGGCGCTGCCCGTCCACCGGAGCACCTGCCCGGTGGTAGCGCCCATCTGGTTTAATTTGGCGGCGGTCACAGAGCCGTTGGCCAACTTGGCGGACTGAATGCCGCCGTCCAGGATTCCGAGTGGCAGACCAGGCTCGCCTGTACCGGTCACGGGCAGGCTCACAAAGGCCCCCGCCCAACGCAGGGAGTCGCCGGTAGTGCCGCCGCCGGTCAGCGTGGCATCATGCACTACCTTTTGAGTGCCCCAGTTGTCGGTCAGTTTTTTCGCCGTGCCCTCCGCGTCTATGTACCAGGTGTCGCCGTTCGGGTCGGTCACCACCTGCATGCGGTTGTTCGGGTTGCTGGTCGGCGTCGGCACGTAGCCGATAGTCCCCCCAATGGCCGGCACGAAATACCGTTTCAGATTGGCAAGACTCGCCCGGCGGTTTACGCCACTCTTTTGGCTATACACCTCAAAGTTTGAATTTGAGGGGTTCAACTCCTCCACGAACTCATTGGGCTTTACCTGGCCGAATGCACAGGCTGCCACCAAACCGATCAGTACCGTGAGAAGTATTTTTTTCATGTTCGTTTGTACTTTAAGTCCACCAGGCCACGCCGTCGTCGGTCACCCACTCCTGGCCGTCATCGGTAATCCATGCTTCGCTGCCAACGCCCGGCCCTTCGGAGGCCGGCTTCAGGCGCATCATGGCAGTTTTCAGGGTCAGGTTGGCGAATGCCGCCGGGCGCACCCGGTGTTCTATCCGAAACTGTTCGACCAGACCGTCGCCCAGGATCAGGCCCGGATTGTCTTCAAGCAACCAGGCAAGGCCGGCAAGCCCACCGTATTGGTGCAGCGCCACGTCGAATACCGTTTGCGTGGCCCCGCTTTTGAATGCCGTTGAGAGGTTGCTCATGCCGAGTCGAATTGCACATCAAGTTCGTTTGTCTCCGCGACGTAGGCCACGCGGTTGAGCCGGTAGCCGTCCGCCTCCAGTTGCAGGTGTATCTCGCGTCGTAGCGCCGCATCGAGCGGCGCGTTCTTTAGTTTCGCCTCCCCTACGCCGGTGAGCGGGAATTGCTTCCACGACCCTTTCGGCACCTGGATGAGATGAAACACGTGCTGCAAGTCGGAAGGCCCTATCCGAAAGTCGCCGTTCTGTATCACCAGATCACCGGCTGCACTGTCGTACAGGATGTCCTTCCTCATGCGCTTGCTTCTTTATCAGAACTCGGTCGTGACCGAGAAACCAATGTTCACGATGATGTTGCGGGCCACGCCGCGCGGCACGATCTTGATCTGCACTTGCAGGACGCTCGTGGCCAGTACGTTTTGGTCGGGGTTGACAAACACGCCGTAGGCCGAGAACTCCCCGGCGGCGAGCATGGTGTTGAGCGGGCGTGAGGTCACGCTTTCAAAATACTTCACGGTGCCGGCGGCCAGTTTGCCCGTGTCGCCGTCCACCGTCAGCGGGCCGTTGAGGTTGGGCAGCAGGGCCGTCCGCACCTCGCGGCGCACTTTCTGTACGGTCCGGTTGCTTTCGATGTAGGCGTAGTCGTTCGTCTGCGCCACACTGGTATGCGAGTCGTTCAGGTAGGTGCCGCCCACCCCGACGTGCTTGCGCAGTACGAGGTACCGTTTGTCGTTCAGGGCCGTCAGGGTGCTCACGCTCGGGCTGTCGTTGCCGTCGGCCAGCCGGATCGTCTCCAGTTCGGAACCGTCCGACAGGTTGAACTTCTCCACCCATGCCACGCTTTCGTGTACGGCAGCCTTGGCCATCGCGCCCAGCACAGCGCCCACTGCGGGGATGTACGGCACGCTGATGTCGTCGGCCAGCACCGCGCCGTCGCCGTCGCCGTCGCCGGCCAGCAGTACGCTCACATTCGGGCTGGTGCCCAGCGCCTGGTCGGCCACAGAGCCGAGTGTCAGGGCCGTGCCCTGATAGCCCAGCACCACTTGCAGCGGCGCGTGCAGCGCCGTCAGCGCATTCACACCGGCCTGGTGTACCGAACCGATGTCGGCGAAGTTGGAAAAGAAGCCGCCCAACTGCCGCACCTTGCCGGCGGTGGCCGTGTTGATCTCGGTGTACGAAGCCTGGAAGCAAATCCACAGGGCGCTGCCGGGAGCAATGCGGAAAAACTCCCGCGCATGGTACCACACCTGTCCGTAGGTGGCATGTCCTTCGGTCATCCCGTCGGTCACCACGCTGTCCAGGTCGTAGTACTGTTGGCACTTGTTCGACCCGTAGGCGCCGGGCGCAGCCAACGCAAACAGGATGGCGCTGACATGATCCTCGCCGGGCGTTATCCGGCCAAGCCCGCCCTGGAGCACGTTGAATGTAATGTCGTTGAGTGGCATGGCTATTTATCTTTATCCGCCGGGGCGGCTTCAGGTTGTTTAGCGTCCTTCGGCGCCGGGCGCGCCGGGCGCTCCACCCATTCCAGCGACACCCCCGCGCGGAGAGCATGCGCCTGGGCCGAGTCGTGGTAGGGGGCATGGTACAGGTCGTCGCTGACCTTCCACACGCCCGATGCCGTCGGATGCTGTTTAAAATATTCGCTCGTGGTCATGGCTTAGTCAATTTGCTGAAGCCCGGTGTTCACGAACTTGCCGCCAACGTACACGAACGCGGCCACCTTGGTCTTGCTGATGGTGCCGGCCAGCACCGCGCTGGTGAAGCCCGTGCCGGGCGTCACGTTGCGGGCCGTGCCGTCGCTCGGCAGTTCCAGGTAGAGCAGCGCCCCTTCGGGCATATCGTCGGGCACGGTCACGGTCAAGGCCATAGCGGCGGCCATCTGGCTGAACTTGACGTAGGTAAGTCCGCCATTGGTGACCTCAAGCGCCACCGAGGCGGCGCTGGTTACGTTCTGCACATCGGCAGGCCCGAACGGGTAGCGAGGATTTTCCACGGTATTGTATTTTGAAAAAATGAACGGTTGAGCGGTGGGCGCGGCTTGCCTCCCGACAAGGCCGCGCCCGTTGGGTTGGCTATACTTTTAGGCGTTGTCCTCCACGATGGCGGCAATGCCGGTCTGGTCGTTGTACATCGGGCGGCCACCTGTGCGCGCCAGGGCGCTGAACACCGAGCCGTACATCGTGGCGTCGTCAATGTTGTCGAACACCTTGACCTCGCCCTTGGCGCGGCTCACGAAGTCGCGGTGCCAGGCCAGGGCCGCCACGCGCACACCGGCAGCGCCTGCCGCGTCGGGCGTGCGCACCGTGCCGGTGCCGTTGGTGTAGGTCAGCAGGTTCTTTTTGCCCCGCGTGAAGATATTGAAGCGGTGCAGGCGCATCAGCGCCCCGTCCTTCAGCACGGCGCTGCCTTCGGCTTGCAGTTGCAGGAGCGCCTCCCACTTGTCCTCCACCAGGTCGTGGTAGAAAGCGGCGGGCAGGAGCAGGTTGCGGCCTTCTTGCGGCACGTCCATGTCGTCGAACAGGACGGCGAGTTTGAAGATTTCGGCCAGCGCCAGTTTCTTGCGGTTGCCCGTGGCGCCGTAGTTGGTACCGACGGCGGCACGCGAGGCGCCTGTGGTCAGGATGATGTTGGCGGCAGCGGTCGGCGCCCAGCGGTACTGCATCCAGTTGGCTGCGCCGAGGTTGAGCGTGTTGATGTGGCTGCGCAGCACCGACTGGCGCTTGTCGTAGGCGGTCTCCACCTCCTCGATGTCGCGGATCAGGGTCGGGTCGCTCGTGATCTCGTCGAGATCGTAAGAGGCGTCCTCGTCCTCGCGCACCAACACCGAGGCGGGCACGACTTGGCGGTTGCGTTTCCAGCCGGGGTTTGCGCCGGCGTTGGCGCGGTGTACGGTGCGGTTGTCGGCAAATGGCGTGTCGTCCACGCTTTGGAGCATAAAGGAGTCGTCAGGAAAAAGTTTTTCCTTGATGTCGGCCACCCACACTTCTTTTAAGATACCAGGCATGGTAGTAGGTCGTATTTGAGTTGAAACGAAATGTTTTATTTCAAGCCCCGTGGGGCAACTTTTTGTTTTCCCCTTCCCGATACACGGCCCGCCGTGTTTTCGCGTCAATTAAAGGCGCTTAAAGGCGTTTCCGGGCACCCTGAAAGATTACTTGCCGCCCGTGTAAGCGAGCGCGAGCGTCTTGTACTTCTCCGGGTCGTCCGCTTTGAGCGCCAACAATCCCTTTGGGTCTTTCTTGCTCCAGTCGTCGAACGTCCAGGCGGCACGCTCGTCATTCGGTTTGCCTTGCTGACCGGCAGGCGCACCGGCGCTCAACATGCCTACCAGCGTCGGTGCGGTGGCCGGCGGCGTGGCAGGAGTAGCAGGGGCAGCCAGTGGCTTTGATGCCTTCAGCAGTGCGGCGGTGTTGTCGAAGTCGGCAGCGGCTAAGCGTGTCCACATTTCCTTGTTTTCGGGGGTCACCGTGCCGGCGGCCTCGCCGGCGGCCAACAGGCCCGCCAGGCGGTCGGCATTCAGTTGGGTGATCTGGTTTTTCTGGTTGGCGATGGCGCCCAACACGGCGGCCTCGTCGGCATCTTCGGACAGGCCGAGCGCCGTGGCGATTTTTTTCAAGTCCATTTCTGACGTGATTGGTTTGAGCGGCGGTATTGCCGTTTTCGAGTGAGCGCTAAGCACCACGGCGTTCGTGTTGCCGGGGATAGTCACCATGCTTACCTCCAGCAGGTCGCACTCCACCACCGTGGAGTCCGTCTGGCCGGGAAGGGCCAACTTCGGATCGTCGCTCAACGTGATCGGATCGAAGTGGATAGAGGCGGCGAACATGAACCCGTTGTCGAACTTGTCCTTGATCGCCAGCGCCAGGCTGTCGTTCTCGTCGAACACCGGCAGCGCGGTCATGGAGCCATTCGGTTCCACACGGATGTCCTCCAGCCGCCCGATGGGCAGGCTCTCGGTATTGTGACCGAACAACAGCACCGGGTTTTTCCGGTAGTTCTCCAGCCGGATGCCGGCGGTCAGAACCCTGAACCCGTAGCGGTTGACACTGTCGTCCGTAATGGTAATGCGCTTCATTGTGGCACAAAAGTCAAGCGACCCGAAAGACCTTACAAGGGGCTGTTTTCCAATGGATGCACTACGGATTCCAAAGGATAGCGCAGGCTGTCCCTTGGAAAACCCGTCAAAAAACCGCGCACAAAACCGCTCACTTTTGCCCCGTAATACATTTTCGCATGGAGAAAAAAGACGCGGCAAAGGTGCTCTACCTCGAAGGCATGAGCGCCGCCGACATCGGGCGGCTACTGAAGGTGTCCGAAAACACCCTGTCCAAATGGGTGAACGACGGGGAGTGGAAAACCAAGCGCGTGGCCTCCCAACTGTTCGAGGCCACCAGCACCGAAACGGTGCGCGAACTCATCGGCTACCAACTCGAAGCCCTGCGCCGCAAGAAAGACGAGTGGATCGTCGAGGGCCGATTCAACCTGCTCGACCGGGGCGACATAGACGCCCTGCAAAAACTATTCACAACCATCCGGCGCGGCGAGGTGAAGTGGGACGACAATGTCCGCATCATCCGCCGGTTCATGGAGCACTTGCAGGAGCAGGCGCCGGATCAGGCAAAGGCGCTGGTGGAACACGCGGACATTTATTTGAACGACCTGCGCAAAACCTTCAACTGACATGAGACCGTCCGCACTGAACGCCTCCGAAAAACTCGAGTACTCCGAGTGGCTCCAACTCTGCGAGCGCATCCGCGCCAGCACGCCCCTGCCCTGGGACGAAACCGAGGAGCAGAAACGCGCCCGCGTCGAGCGCCTGCGGGGAAACTTCGCCGAGTTCTGCCGGTACTACTTCCCCGACTTCATGGACTCCGACTTCGGGTGGTTTCACCTCGACGCGGCCCGCCGCATCGAGCGCGACAAAAACCTGCGCATCGTGCTGGAGTGGCCGCGCGAACACGCCAAGTCGGTGTTTGCCGATGTGTTTGTACCGCTTTGGCTGTACGCACGCGGCGAACTCACCGGAATGGTCGTGGCCAGCGCCAACGAGGACAAGGCAAGCGGACTGCTCGGCGACCTGCAAGCGCAGTTCGTAGCCAACGAACGGTTCATCCACGACTACGGCAACCGCGCCGCCTTCGGAGACTGGCGCGACAGCCACTTCGCCACCACAGACGGCTGCGGGTTCTGGGCCTTCGGTCGCGGCCAAAGCCCGCGCGGCGTGCGCAAGGCAGCCAAGCGACCAAACTACGCCGTGGTGGACGACATAGACGACAAGGTCATCGTGCGCAACACCGCCCGCGTGCGCGATGCCGTGGACTGGATCATCGAAGACCTGTACGGTGCATGCTCCCTCCAGGGGGCACGCCTCGTCATCGCCGGCAACCGCATCCACAAACACTCCATCCTTGCCCACATCGTGGGTGACACCGAACCCGACCAGCCAAAGCGCGAAGGCTTCGCCCACATCAAGGTGTTTGCATTGGAGGATGCCCGGCACCGCAAGGCCATGAACGGAAACCCGGCGTGGAAGGAACGCTACACCGCCGAGCAACTGCGCGACCGCATGGCCGCAATGGGTACCCGCAGCGCCCTGCGCGAATACTTCCACGAGCACATCGAGGAGGGCCTGATGTTCCGCCACGAGTGGATCACCTGGGGCAAGGCGCCACGCCTGCAAGACCTCGACGCCATCGAGGTCTATACCGATCCGTCGTTCAAGGACACCAAGGACAACGACTTCAAGGCCGTGGTGGCCGTGGGCAAAAAAGGCCACACCTATATTATACTGGACGCCTGGCTGCGACAGGCCAGCGTAAATGCGATGGTGAAGGCAAACTACCGCATGTTCGAGACCTACGCCGAGCGGGCACGTTACCGGATGGAAGCCAACTTCATCCAGGACATGCTGCTCAAGGACTTCGACGACGAGGCCGCCGATACCGGCATCACGCTGCCCCTGCGGCCCGACAAGCGCGACAAGCCCAACAAGGAAACCCGCATCGAAAACCTGACCCCGCTTTTCGAGCGCGGCCTCGTGGTGTTCGACGAGCGCAAGCGCGACAGCACCGACATGCAAACCCTCGTGGATCAGTTCCTCGCATTCCCCACCGGCCACGACGACGGCCCCGACGCCGTGGAGGGCGCCGTGTACTACCTGAACAAGGGGGAGGCGCGGGGCAACTTCCGGCCACGCATGGGCAAGTACACCACAAACAAAAGCCGATCTTACTGACATGTTCATCTCCGACGACGACTACCTGCCCTACATCAAGGACACCAACCTGACGCGCATGATCGAGGCCGACCCTGCCGTGCGCGAGACTGCCGAGGACACCGCGCTGGCCGTGGTGCGCGACAGCCTGTACCAACTCTACGACGTGGACGCTGTACTCGGCGCCACCGGCAACGACCGCAACCGGCAGGTGGTGCGTTGGGTCATCGTGCTGGCCCTGTACTACATGTACGAGCGCCTGCCCGCCAACATCATGCCCGCCCGCGTGCGCGACAACTACCAGGAGGCAATGTCCTTTCTCAAGGACATCGAGGACGGCAAGAAACCCATGACCCTGCCGCGCCGGGAAGACCCGACCGGCTTGCCCAAAACCAAGTTCCGCTACGGCTCCAAGGTGCCGCCGCGCGGGCAGGAGTACAATTAACCGCTATACCACCCATGCTGCAACGACTGCTTTCATTCATAGCCACCGCCAAGCAGGTGCCCGAGCGCATCCGCAAGGCGCTGTTCACCTACACCGTCACCCGCTCGCAGGTGTGGAAAGTAAAGGTGGAACTGGACACATTCCGCCAGGCGCTTGATCTGGCACGCAACCCGCTGCGCTACGACCGCAAATACCTGTACGCCATCTACCGCGAGGTGGAACTGGACGACCAGGTGATTGCCCAAGGCCGTATCGCTTGCTCCACCATCCAGCGTGCGCCCTTCGAGGTGGTGCGCGGCGAGGGTGGGAGCGACGACAAAGCCCTGTCCGACCGGCTGCGCAAGCCCTGGTTTTTCGACCTGCTCGAAGTCCTGGTAAAGACCGAGTTGTGGGGCCACTCCCTCGTGGAGTTCCACCCGGTGCGCGACGAGCAGGGCGAGTTCTGCGCCTACACCGTGGTGCCGCGCGACCACGTGCGACCGGAGTACGGCGACGTGTTGCTCCAGGTCACCGACTCCACGGGCGTGCAATACCGCGACAACAAGCAGTTCCCCTACGTGCTGGAGATCGGGCGACCCGACGACCTCGGCCTGTACCACGTGGTGGCCATCCCGTACATCCGCAAGAAGTACGCCGACACCGACTGGAGCCTGTTCAGCGAGCGCTTCGGTTCACCATTTCTGACCATCAAGACCGCCAGCCGCGACCAGCGCGAACTGGACGCCAAGGAGCGCATGGCCCGCGACTTTGCCTCCAACGGCTGGGCCATCCTCGACGACCAGGACGAGATCAATACCGTCACCAGCAACTACATGGGCACCGCGCACCGCACCTTCATGGAGCGCATGAGATTTGCAGACGAGCAGATCGCCAAGATCATCAACGGCCAGACCGGGGCCAGCGACGAGAAGGCGTACGTCGGCAGCGCCGAGGTACACGAGCGCATCCTGAACGACTTCAACTTTGCACGGATGACGCGCATCCAGTACTTTGTCAACTTCGTGCTGTTCCCATTCCTTACCCGCATGGGATACCAGGGACTCGAAGGCGCCCGCTTCGAGTTCACCGAACTGCGCAAGCAGAAGGACAAGGACACCACCACCGGCCACGCCACCGACGACGACCCGGCCCAACCCGCGCCCGGCAAAAAATCCCCTCAAAAAAAAAGCCCGCGAATGAACGCCTTCGCGCTGCACTACGACCCGTACTTTCACGAAACGGGGTGCGCCTGTCCGATGTGCCGGGAATAGACCTCGGGCGGGTGGTGGAAAAAGCCATCCGTGACGTGTACGACCGCCGCACCAAACGCGGCGACCTGCACGCCGACATCTGGGCCGCCAACGCCCGCGCCCTCTGGCAGGCTGCCGCCAAACCCCTCGGCGTGCGTGCCGGATACCGCACCAGTACCGACGACGAAACCGCCGCCGCCCTGCGGCAAAACCTGTACGTGTTCGCCGCCTTCAAGAACCATCACAACGTGGCCGACATGGTGGACTTGCTCACCGACGCCAACGGCAACGCCAGATCATTCAACGACTTCCGCCGCCTCGCCCGGCACATAAACCAGGACTACAACGGCTCCTGGCTGCTGGCCGAATACAATGCGGCGATGGCCAATGCACAGGCCGCCGCCCGCTGGCACGACATCGAGCGCGACAAGGACGCCCTGCCCATGCTGCGCTACGTGACCGCCGGCGACGAACGCGTGCGCCGCGCACACCAACTGCTCGACGGCGTGACCCTGCCCGTGGACGATCCGTTTTGGAATGAGTATTTTCCACCGCTTTCGTGGAATTGCCGATGCGACGTGCAGCAGGTGGTCGGCCCGATGCAGCGCCCCACGCTCCTGCCCGACGACCGGGAGGTGCCGCCGGTGTTCCGCAACAACCCCGGCAAGACCGGCAAGGTGTTCACGCTCGACCACCCGTACTTCTCCCTGCTCAAGCCCGAGCAGCGTGCCCGCGTGCAGCGCGGCGCGGCCAAGCTCATCTTCGACAACTACGCGCCGAACCAGTACGCCAAGACCGCCGAGCAGGCGGCTGTGCGATTCAAAGACGCGAGGACATTTGCCGATGTGCTCGGGTACGATGCCGCATCGGGCGGGTTCGTGGTGTTGAACAAAAACCACATGCCGGCGCTGGCCGACGAGATGCCGGTGCTGCGAATACTGAAGGCACGCGGGGCCATGCTGGAACTGCTCGACGAGAGCGGCAACAATACTTACGACCTGTTCTGGGATGGAAATTTCTGGGACATCAAGCGCATGAGCCGGGCGACCAATCCCGCCAACGCCATAGACCGGATGTTCCGCGATGCCAAGCACCGGGGCAAAACAAAACTCCTGATCCATTTAGACCAGGACGTGACCGACAGCGTGCTTGCCGACGCCCTATACCATGCCCTTCGGCGGAGCCGGGAAATACAATTGGTGCAGGTCGTGTGGAATACAGGGCGCATCCTGCGCCTTTCGCCCGATGCGATACGCGGGCGCGACTGGAAATAAAAAGGCCGGCGCGTGAGCGCCGGCCTCTGTGCCCTTGCTGGTGGCCGCCCTCAAGTAGCCCAGACACGCCACAAATATAACGGTATTGCGATGAGAATAACAAGAATGGATTTCCCGGACTTTAAGCGCGAACAAATCGCCCTTGAAAAAGTCTTCAAAAACCTGCCCACGTGGGCGGGCAACGCGGCGCTGAACCTGTTCAAAGATTCCTGGCGCCGGCAGGGGTTCATTGACCAGCGCTTCGAGCGCTGGCCGAAACGCCGCAACGACCGGGACGGCAAGGGCCGCGCCGTGCTCATGCAATCGGGCCGCCTGCGCCGCAGCCTGCGCCTGCACACGGGCGCCACCTGGTTCGAGATCAGCACCGACGTGCCCTACGCAAAGGCCCACAACGAGGGCGAGACCATCGAGCAGGTCGTGACCCCGCGCCAGCGCCGTTTTTTCTGGGCCATGCACGCCAAGGCCCGCCGCACCGGCGACATGGCCGAGGCCGGCATGTGGCGGGCGTTTGCACTGTCCCAAAAACTCACGATAAAGATGCCTAAAAGGCAATTCATGGGGCGCTCGCGTTTGCTGGAACGCCGCATCGGCATGCACGTGGAGCGGGCCGTGGGGGCCGCGCTTGATCGTGGCGACCGCGACCTAATCGGATAGGTCGAGTTTCAACACTAACTGTATTCGCGACTCCACCATGTAGAACTCGGCGCACAGCCGGGTCATCACGTCGTCTATCCGCAGACGCTCCACGTGGTACAGTTGGTGGTAGCGCCGCTGAATGGCCTGGTACTTCGAGAGCGTGGTGGGCCGAACGGCCCGAAGGTTGCCGGTGGTGGGCAATGGCATGCTGCAAGCGTTCATTATAGGGTGTCCACTTTGATGACGGTTTCCTGAAGGGCGGCCAGCACTTCCACCCATTGTTTGACGGCGCCGTAGTCGTAGATGCGGCAGGCAAAGCCCTGCACGCTCACGATCTGGCGGCCCAGATTGTGGTCGGGGTCGGTGCGCTCTCGCACGATGCTCTCGATCAGCACCCGGTCTTCGGGCGTGCCGGCCAGCGACTCCAGTCCCGGCACGTATGACATCAGGCAGCGCCAGTTGTGCAGGGCCGCGTACACGGCGGCCTCCTGCGACAGGTGTCCGATGGCCGCGTCGGTGATGCGCCTGTCGTCGTCGTGTACGCAGTCGTTCACTAAGTGAACATTAAACTGCGTATTGGCCGCCTGCACATTGTTGCCCAGTGTCTGCCACTGCACGGGCAGAAACTCGACGAACTGCGCCGGCGTCTGCCACAACAACTGCCCGCCGTCCTCGGCTTCGTCCTCCAGATACTGCCCCATGTACCAATCCACGTATGCCGGTGCGGTGGTGTCGGCGAGGCGTTTTTTCAGAGCCTGATAAACGAATGACAACATTTTGTGTTAAATTTGCCCAAAGTTAACGCAATCTGTTTGACATGAGCAAGCCCAGCAAATACTTCATCATTCAGGAACTCGTGCCGCCAAAACTCTTTGCCCTGATGGGACAGCGGGCGTGGTGGTACATCCAGCCCCAGATCGTGGCCGTGCTCGATCAACTGCGGGAAGACCTGGGGCGCCCCGTAACGGTGAACGACTGGCACCGGGGCGGACAATATACCCTTAGCGGGTACCGCCCGCCCGAAGCGAAGGTCGGCGCCGCCTACTCCATGCACCGCTTGGGCCTGGCCGCCGACGCGAAGGTGAAGGGCATGAACCCATCGGAGGTGCTGGCTGTCATCCAAGAAGACTTGCCCGCATACCTGTCCCTCGGCCTCACCACCGTGGAAGACCTGGCCCACACACCCTCCTGGCTGCACCTCGACTGCCGCCGCTGGATGGGCGCGGAGCCGCAGACCGCACTCAACATCGTCAAACCATAAACCACCGCACCCATGCCTGTGATCCCCGCAGTCCTCACCACCCTGATCGTGTTCGGCCTCGCCTGGGCGCTCGCCACCATGCTGCGAAACCAGCGGTAGCGCATGCTCATCGCGAGCCGGCCACACACCCGTGGAAGGAAAAAGGCCCGTCGGAAACGTCCGACGGGCCTTCGCTTTTGGGAGCAGTGTGGCGCAAAAAGTTTTGGGAAATACCCGAGTCGTGCTACATTAGTGCCGATAAACAAACAGCAGGATTATGAAAACAGCCTTGAAATGGGTGGCGGGGGTATTCTGTTTTATCGGATCATTCAGCGCCCTTAGTCAAGGAGTGGCTGGATCGTTCGTGCTTTTGCTCCTCGCCGCACTCGTCACCACTCCTCCAACCTTACACCTGATCGAGACCTGGCTCGGCATCAAGTTCCAGCGACCGTACAAATATCTTTTGTCCGGCGGGCTTTTTGTGCTCGGCGCGGTGAACATGCCGGAACAGCCGGAAGAAAAGCAGGAACCGGTGCCGATAACCACCAATGCGGACTCAACCTCAAGGGCTAACGAAATCCCGGTTGAGGAAACCAAGCCCTGCAATTGTCAAGTAACTCCGCTTTATCAAAGGGATATTCAGTATTGGTTTTCTGTCAAGGACTTCGATGTCCAAAACAAAGAGTGCTTTCAATCCCTTCGCAATTACGCCCACTCTTTTGCGCTTGACAAGGCTGGCACAATCCACCTTCACTTTTTCGACAACCTGCCAGACTTCAAGCCGCCGTCAGATGGACGAAGTAATTACGGCGGTGAAAAAATCATGGAACAAGAAATCCTCCTGTACCAACGCCTTGGCGCAAAAGAGTTTTTCTTTTTTGACAACTGGAATACCGGGAAGTACACGGAAAAAGCAGGCTTCCCCGAAAATAGATCAGCAGACAGCGCTAATCTTGTTTTGCCCATACCGGACACAACTATTCCAAAGGCTCCATCAAAAAGGAAAAAACGTCGTTCGGAAACCACCTCCTCTAACCAGGTGGCGCCGGTCGAGTACTACTCAAACCCGTCTCCAGAGCCTACCAAAAGAACCGTTCGTAAATCGGTCAGCGGCGGGAATGGCTATGTCCGTGGCCCACGTGGTGGCTGCTACTACTACAGTTCCAGTGGCAAAAAGGTGTATGTGGATCGGAGTTATTGCGACTGATTAACCGGCTCTTCGTCGGTTAAAGCATCTGGGAGGGGTAGGGCACAAAGTTTGTCAACTGCCTGTTGGGCAATTTCGTGCATCATCCTCCGACCTTTGGGCGTCAAAAGTTCAAATGTATATTTGGTTCCACTTGAACCTTCATTGATAACACCAGCCAAAGGTAGCGCTATATAACCCGGTATTTCAAGTAGAACCGTTTTGTTTAATATTTGCGACAACCGCTCAAGGCTTCTTATTTCGGCCTCGCAAGATTCCTTCAAGGAGTCAGACAAAAGCCCAGACGCAACGACCTCCTGTAAACAGGAGATAGCGGCAGCAATTTTCGATGCAATTTGATTGTCGTTCATTTTTTCTCATATTTTTCCATGAGCCGCACCCACCAGGCGACGACCGCCAACAGGGCGAGAACAAGGAGATAGGCGATGAGGGTGTTAGTCGGCATCGAGATCAAGTTTTAACTGGATAGGTTGAAATAGATTCAACTGGACAGGCAAGCCCCCCCCCCGCACCTTCGGCGACCCTCCCAGGTGCCGCCGCAAAACCCCGGCAGGCAGGTGTTGTCTGCTGTCCGCCTCCAATTGGCGGACGTGATCTATGCACGCGATTTCGTCGTAAGGGTGCCGCTTATCCAGGGATACAATTCGGAAAGGGCATTTGCGGCGGGAGCAAAACAGGCACTCGTCTTTGCGCTTTTTCATGGCTGCAAAAGTTTAAGAGCACCCCGATCCGGCTGGAACGGGATAAGTTTAGGTTCAATCTGTGCGGTCAGTGCCTGCCGATCCACGTCCCAATCATCGGGCAGCGGCACGACTTGCAGGATACGATGCAGGGCAAGAGCCTCGCTTGGTCGAAGCGATACACGAAAGGACGAGTGCGTGCCCATGCCGTCTATCCATCCGAACTTGGCCGAAACCCGACCCCACCACTCCCGCAATACCAGGCGTTCAAGTTCCAGCCCAGGCAACGGGCGAAACAGTATGGCTACCATCACCTCCGCTACCAACCTGATCGTAGGCGCGTCGAAATCGGCTTTGATCTTATCCATGCTCGGATAGTTTATAGACCTGTAAAAACAGCGTGTCCTCATTGGTATGGTTCCTCACCAATACCTTGACCACATCGCCGTCACGCTCCACCAGAAAAGAACTGGAGGACAGGTAACCCACGCGCACGCTTTGCGTGGCCTTGTCGCAGATGCCTTTTACCGTGCCGGCCACGGCTTCCATGTCCGGCTTCATTGGTTCCGTCTCGAAAGGCGGTGGAGTGTTCAGAGCCGTCACGAGCGCCAGGCATTCTCGCAGGACAATCGAGCAGGTTTTGCCGCGATGAGCGCGGATAACGGTGATGTTGAGTACTTTTTTCATTGTTAAAATTTGGGCGCAGCCAGGAATCGAACCCGGAGAAACCATTCTGCGCCTGCCGTCGCGGCCTGTGGCCGCGACTATCCTCGTTTTTAGGCTGACATTAGCCGTAGCCGTCGCCGGAACCGTAGCCGTAGCCGTAGCCGTAGCCGTCGCCGTAGCCGTAGCCGTAGCCGTAGCCGTCGCCGTAGCCGTAGCCGTCGCCGTCGCCGTCGCCGTCGCCGTAGCCGTCGCCGTCGCCGTAGCCGTCGCCGTAGCCGTCGCCGTAGCCGTCGCCTAATTCAGTGGCGTGGCTGTCTTCATCGAAAAAGATTAGTTCCATTTATCCGTGGTTACTTTGATGCGAGCGACTATCGCAAGCGGGTGAAGAAAGACTGTTCCATAGTCATCGAGCCGGGTGTTTTCTTGTGGCCCTTCGGCAGCCAACTGCCCAAGGCCAGACGTTGTACCCCACCGACGAATATTCTTGGCGTTTTCAATCGTTATGGTTCCGTCGTCGGATGTAGTGACGTCCCCAATGAATACCCAACCGCGTTGTGCTACCACAATTTGTTTTTGCATGGCATTTAAATTTAAGTGTGAATGTTTAATTTTCGTTACGAAGTCGAGCGCTCTCCTCCTCCTCCTTGCGGCGCTTGGAGAGGATGGCCCGCAGTTTTTTGGCGCAGGTTTTTAGTTCGGTTTCATTCATTTCGTAGAGCAGTTTCCCGGCGATCCGGGGCAGCATGAGGTAGGCGTTTACGCGCTGCCACTCGCCCTCGCGGGCCTTGATCCCGAGGTCGTCGAGCAGGGCCAGCACGGTGGAACGCAGTTTGCGCAGAGCCTCCGGGGCTTGTCGGCGGTTGTCGGCCATGTTGTTTAGCCGCACGATGAGGTCGTCGAGTTGCTCCTCCGTCAGGTCGCGGATGCGCTCCACCCCGTAAGGGGCCAGCACGTCGGCTTTGTAGTTCAGGCATCCGGCGGTGCTCATGGCCGCGCCGGCGATGCGGCGCTTATCGGTGAGGGTCTTGCTCATGGCTTGAAATCGGTTTGGTACACGTAGGTGATGATGTATTCGGATGGTTCTGGAATGCGCACATACTTGAGGCACTTGTACACGGCCACGCACGGGAACATCACAGGTTGCTCGGTCAGCGAGTAGTCTATTCCGTGCAGCGCCATCCAGTATTTCCACTCGTGCAGGTCGTGGAGTAGTGTCTTGTTCATAGGCCCTCCATGCATTTAGCGCATTGATCGGACAGCCTTTCCAATTGCTCGTCGTCGAGGTCGGCGCCGTCCAACGCCTGGTTTACAATCGTCAGCGCCTCGTACATATCCGGCAGGCGCTGTATGGCCTTGGCCAACCACTCCGCGTCGTCGCGCTGGAGTGGTGAATGCGACAGGTTGAAGGCGATGGACACCGTCGGCTGAAACCGGTTGGGCATGGTCAAGTCCACGGTCATGTACTTGCCGCGAGCCACTTTCGCGGACTTCAATTTCAATAGTGCAGGATGACGGTCGAAAGACATGGCGGGTCAGATTTTAAAGTCGTTATTGAATCTGGACTGGGACAGGTACGTTTCCGGGTACAGGCGCTCCATGTTGAATTTGGAGGAAAGCCACTGGTTGTAGCGGGGTATGGAGCGCAGGCACTTGGTTTTGTCGGCATCGCTCATCGAGGCCCAGAGTTTCCGGGCACGCTCCTGCTTGCCCACCTTGTAGGCGTAAGCGTCCCAGAAAGCATTGAACGACAGGTCTGTGGGCACGATCTCCACCTTTACGAACGGAAACACCTGTTCCATTCCGGCCAGTTCGGCCTCGGAGGCGGGCACGGTGCGCAGTATCCACCCGGCCTGCTCGGGCGTGAGGCCCGGCGTTTCGATCTGCAAGAAGCGGCACACGCCGTCTTCGTACCCGGCCACCGCTACGGCGGTGGCTTTTTTCTTGATCGTGATGGTGTACTTGTCCATGTCAGTTCAGGATGCGCTTTGGCGAGTCGCTCGGAGCGGGGCCGCCAAGGCCGTTTGTGATGGAGGGAGTTGATCGTTTCTTTCGGATGGTGCCGTTTGCCTTTATCACGCAGTGCAACTTGAATTCGTCAAGCGGGCAGATGCGGGCTTTGCACTCGAATTCCGGGGCGGATATGTCCTTCTTGCAGGACTCGCAGATGATCTTTGCCATGTTCGGTTTGGTTTTCCCGCCGCCTGGCGCCCGAAGACGCCAGGCATTGGGTAACAAAAAACAATCAATATGAAAACGAGTCTTTATACGGCCTTGAAATACACCTTGCTTTCGCGTACGATGTTCAGGTTTCTGGCGGCAAGGAAGTTGCGGAGGTTGAAGTCAGAATCCAGCGCCGCGAACGCCTTGGTCAGGTCGAGTTTCTGTTGGATGTAGTCGGGGAATTGCTTCATCAGCGTGTCGGCGTGGACTTCAAGCACCTTGCCGGTGGCGCCCTCAATCTTCGGTACGCCGAGGCGCTCGTAGGCCAGCAGCGGGCCTATGTTTTTTTCGCCGGTGGCCTCGCAGTACTCGCGCAAGGCGGTTTCCTCCTCCTCGATGCGAGTTTCCAGCGCCTTCACGTCGGCCCGAAGGCTGACGATCAGGGCGGCGCGGGCCTTGGCCGCGTCTTCGGGGGTGAGTTGCACGCCGCGCTTTGCGGCGGATTTTGTTGCAGTGGACATGTGTAATGTGTTAATGGTTAACGGTTGATCCCACACCGGCTGGCTCGGCAACTCGGCGGGTATGGCCGCCCAGGAGCGCACGTCGGCAAGGTCATGGTAGCCGCCGGGCGTGTAGAAGCGCCGGTGGTTGCTCTCCCACATCCCGTAATGGATGCGGCGCATTGCCGTGGAAAACAGGACGTACTGAAAGTGCTCCGGGAGTGCCTCCCGCGTGTCCGTCCAGACGATGATGGTTTGAATTTGTGTAGCCATGATGTATGTCCCTGCTGTGTTGTGTGTGTTATGCCGCCGCTTGGCGAACCTCGGCGGATTGTTGCTTCAAGATTTCGCGCTGCACGGCCCGCTTCACGCGGCGCAGGTCTTCCACCACTTCCATGCTGGCGTTGCCTACCATGCGCTTTACGGGTTCGCACTCCTGGAATATCGTTCGGATGGTGGCCGCATCGGTCACGCCGTTGGCCTTGCAGATTTCGGCCACATCGCGCTGGCTGCTGCCCACCAGGTGGATGAAGCGCCGGCCAAAGCGGCTGACGAGTTCGTCGGCGCCCTTGCGGTTGTAGCGAGCGTCGGCCAGCATCTGTTTCTCCAGGTGGTCGGTGCCGGCGATGACCACGCCGAGGCCGTCCTCGCACTCGTTGAAAAGCGTGATGAGCGTGCGCAGCGCGGCGCCTTTAAGTTTATCGGCCTCGTCCAGGATCAGGAGCGGGCGGCGGGCGCGGCGGGCCTTGAAGAAAGCGGCCACGCTCATCAGAAGCGTATCGGTGCTCATTGCCCGGTTGGCGGCATCTATGCCGAAGTTCGTGGCCAGGTGCATCAGGAACTCTTTCTTGCCCCATTCCCGGCACGAGAGATAGAACACCGCGTTTTCACGGTTCATCCGCTCGTATCCGGCCAGACTGGCCGTCTTTCCGCTACCAGCGCGGTGGCTGATCGGGATAAAAAGCGCCTCACGCTTGGCATTTTCGAGGTTCGTCCACACGATCCGGCTGTTGGTGGTGTCCACCAGTTGCCAGCCCTGCGGGCGGTAGCCCAGCGCCATGCTGACCTTTTGCCACATATCGTCGGCGATGAGTTCCCAGTTCAAATTGCGCATCTGGGATATGGTAGCCTCACTGATCCCGCACTTGCGGGCCACTTTGGCGAACGATCCGAGTCGTTCCTTTTCGCCCTCGATGAGGGCCACGATCTCGTCTTTTTGTTGCTGTGTCATAGGATGGATGATTGATATGTTTTTTCCTGTTGTCTTCTTGCTTCCGGCAACCTGGGCGGGGGGTAGCCCTTGCTGCGCGTTTTGAACCTTGCGACCCTCACAGCGTGGCGCGGCTGGCCGGTACGAACCCTTTCCGGCGTTGGTTGGTGTGGTGGTGGCTCCGCTCTCGTCCTGTCTTTTCGCGCTTGCCGGAGTGGCGCTTTTGGCCGGGCAGGGACGGCCACTCTTTCAGTAGTCGCCGTACGAATACTCCGGGCACGGCATCCGGTAGCAGGTGGTGGTGCAGGAGTTGTACCAGAAGGTTTCACCCGACAGCACGTTGACCTCGACCCAGAACTGCGGCGTCACTTCGGCGCGATAGACGTGCGGGGCCACCTGGCCCACATGGGCCACGTAATGCACCGACTCGTAATCGCTTGCGGCGGGGCCGCGAAACACGCTGATGAGCAGGCGCTGTTCGACCAGGTTGAGCACGAAATCCGCCACATCGGGGTACACGCTCCACACCGAACGGTCGCTCACGCTCACGTTGGGGGCGGCGCCGGTGCTGGCCGGAGGCACTTGCGCATTGCCCACGTAGTGCAGCGCGACCAGTACCAAAAGCAGGATGGTGATGACTTTGAACATGATTTAAACTTGATTTTGGTTTGACAATACCCACCGCAACGAGGCGGTGGACTTTCGCGGCTGCCCGGGAATCGAACCCGGCTCCCGGGGGTTATGACTCCCCAGGGACGAACCTGCACAGACACCACTATGACAACAAACAACAAACCTTATGCGTCACATTTGCGAGAGCACCCAACCCTCCACGTCGAACTCCTCGCCTTCGTCCGGGTGCGCCTCCTTGTATTCGTCCGGGGCCGCCGCGCCCATCAGGCGCGGCACGTTGCCGCCGTACAGTTCCTCCAGCGCCGATGTCTCGGCAGCCTCCGCTTCGGACTTGCCGCCCATGCCGTTTAGCCGCAGGGCCACGTCGCCGCCGGCGCGGTATCCGGCCAGTTCATCGTCGCGCCGGGCGCGTATTTCATTTATTCGTTTTTGGTTTTTGCCCAGTCCTTTGTAGTCGGCATCGGGGCCGAACACCTGCACGCGCTCCATTGCCTGCACCTCGCACAGCGCCGGCGGATTCACGGGGCGGCTGTCGTCGTCGGCAAACAGCCAGGCCCGGCTGGGGTCTTCGAGGAAGTAGCCGAGCAGCACCCGGCTATGGTTGCGCAGCACCTCGTAGTCCTCGATGGGGTAGACGAACTCGGCTCGCTCGATCTCCGTGCGGATCATCAGGTTGCGGATACTTACCCGCTTCACGAATCCGAACAGGAGCACGCCCTGGAAGGGGTCGAGCGTGTGGATGTGCGGCTTTTCACTGGCAGCCCACAGCTCCGCCGGGCTTTTGTCTATTCCCGAAAACTTGCGGGAGTAGGTATTGAGCGCCGTGCGGTTGTAGGCTGCGATGCAGCCCGATGCCTCGCGCACCGCCGCGTCGAATCCCCAGCCCTGCCCGTTGGCCACCTTGCGTACCGCCCGCACATACTCGGCGCTGCGGTGTGCAGCCTGCCGGGTGCTCTTGATGCCTTCGCCGTAGTAGTACGGCGACTCCTGGAAGAATACCGATTGCAGGGTCTCAAACCAGCGCTCCAATTGCGCTTTGCCCTGGGCCGTGTGCTTGTACGATACGTCCACGCCGAACATCGTGAGCCGCTGTTCCACGGTCTGCCATTCTGGCGTGTTGTGACCGGGGAACCGGTCGAGCAGCAGCGCGTGCGGCAGGTGTCCCGCCGTGTTCACGGCCATGCGCAGCGCGTTCAGGTACGCCCACCGATCCTCGTGCAGGCAGTAGTGTTCGCCGAGCACCGCGCCGCTGTGTACGTCGCGGATCACCACCATGTACAGGTATTGCTCCCGCCCGTTGGCGTCCTTCCACGGCACCATGTTCACCCGTGTGCCGTCTGCCTGCCAGGCATCGCCGGCGAAGATGGCGTTAGCCACCGGCGTGTAGCCGCGGTACACCTGGCCGCGCATCCCGCGCTCGCCATAGCGGCCCGCGCTGGTCAGGAACTTGGTAGTAGGCGCTGCCAACTGACCGGCAAACCACGAATCCGACGGCACCGGCTTGCCGGTAATCTGGCACATCTGCCGGCACTTGCGCACGATATGGGCGTGCGTGAAATTCTGCGGCATTCCCCGCATCTGCACGATCCAGGACACGAGTTCCTCGTCGTCCAGTTTGCGGGCGTTTTGGTTGCCGGCGCGGGGCAACGAGATCACATCTTCAACCTTGGCCCCGCCGCGCACCTCGGTCACGCGCTCCTTGAGCAAGCGCCAGTTTAGCGGCACGTAGCGTACGTCGAGCCGATCCAGCACTTCCGCAAAGTCGCGGTACCACTGGGCGTTTGGCGCGTCCAGTTCGCCGCGCTCGGCGCCCATCGAGATACACAGGTCGAGGGCAGCGCAAGCGCGTCCGAGTTCGAGGATGTGTTGTTGCGGAAACCCCGCATACCCGCGCCAGTACACCTTTTGAATGCGGGTTAACCCTTGTTTAACCAATCTTTCAAGACTCTCAAGCCGGTCACTTTTGACCGTCAGTTTTGCCATTTCCTTGAGCACCTCGGGGTGCGGTATCTGCTTTCTGTACTTCGGCGATATGTTCTCGTAAGCATACCAGAACCGGTCTTTCCAGCGTGCAAAGCGCCATGATTTGCCGGTGTCCGGCAGAATTGCCTGGCTCTTTTTGGCAGCGGAAACAGAGTCCAGATACAGGTGCCGGACACGATCCTTGAAATACATCTCGCTCAAGTCCCTGAAATTTCGCAGAAAAAAAGCCTCTGCGATCCACCAATCAAACCGGTGTGCGCCGTCTCGAATGCGGCGAACGTCATCTGGCATTACCTGGAGTTGTAGGTGGTCGGAGTTGCTCTGTGTCATAGTCGGAAAGGTTGTCGTGCGGCGAATTGACCGGGTCGAATTTGCATCCGACCAGGTCGGTAGCCCTCTGTTCAGTATGTCAACTTAATCTTGCATGGCGGCCAAGCGTTCGGCGATCTGATTATTCAGAGAATCCTGCCGCTCACGCTTTTTTATCAAATAGGACGTAATCCATTCAGCCGCATCAAGTAGGAGCGATGGCGACTGGTATTTTCCGGTCAATACCCAGGTAAACCAAGTTCCGGTAATCCCTTTTTCGCGGCAGAAACTGGAGTGTGCGCCTCTGTTTTCTTTAAACTTCAGCCGGATTTCCTCCCGTAATTCGTTTGTGTCTTTAACTTTGCCCATGACTTTTAAGAAAGTGTTTATGCGTGCGCTTCTTTTAAAGCATGGGCAAATGCAGTGTAGGATATTCCTACATTGCAAGTGTTTTTGTAGGAAATTCTTACAATTTCCACAAATATACCACTCGATGGGTACGAAAACAGAGAGATTGGAGGAAATCAGGCAGGAATTAGGGCTTAACAAAAGTCAATTTGCCAGAGCAATGGGGATTGATCCCCATTACTACTATGGCATATTAGAGGGGAAGGGGAAGGCAAATTTGAGAATGGAGCACGTCGAACGGCTTCTCGATCATGCGAATGTGAACCCGATTTGGGTTCTGACGGGCGACGGTGCGAAATACATAAATGCGACGGCGGGGGAAGGAGAGCCAACAGAAGAAGATGTAGAAGCCCTGTACGAACATCTTCAGCGCACCGATGCCGAGCCGGCTACATTGACCACCCAGTACATGCTAAAGACCATTTGCGCACGCGTGCTGATGGAATATCCGAATGTGAAATCACTGGACACGCTCGCCATGCTGGCCGGTGTGTACCTGAACGTGTTGATGCGCTTGCCCGACATCAATGTTGCCGCCATGCTGGGCGTGGCCGAGGAGGCTGCTCCCTACCTGAAGCAGGTAAAAACGGAGCCATAGCGGGGGGCGTTGTTTCGTGGTTCGATCCATGAGCAAGCGGCTTTAATTTTGAGGGAACGGCAAATATAGGCGCGGCGCACGAACGCACAAACAAAATGTTTTAAAACAATAGCAGCATGGGACTTTACAGACCAACGCCACTCTTGGTGCGGGAAGAGGCTATTTCTCGGATGCGCCGCAAAAACATGGACTTGTTCAACTGGTTTGCTGCGTGGGAAAGGGCCAATCCTGACCACTCGGTCAGCGTATTGGACTACATAGAGCCGGAATCGAGCCGCTTACTCTTGAAGGCTGAAGGCGACGATGCGGAAAAGGTGGCCGAAGTCCGCGAGGCAATCACCCGCCTGTATTCGCCGATTGTGATTTCTGATTCAGAACGGTAG